CAACACTTGTTGTTGGGTCCCCTGACTTGCGTGTGAACGTAATCTTATACCGCACGCCACCACTACTGACGGAAATAGTGATCTTGTTCATACCAATGTAGTCCAAAACCACTGAGTCGGCACCATGCCACTGGTACACCTTCATCTCCATCTCCCAACATCCTTGACCCTGAGTAGCGTCAAACCGCCCCGCGTCGACATCAATAACGACGGTGTTGCGGTCGATCTCATCATGGATCGCATCGCTGAGTTTGTCAGCAGACATGCCGGAAGTATAGCAAATTGGGTGTCCAGGGGCCCACTCTTCGGCAAGGCGCTTGCCCATGGCATGCAAGAAGGGCCCCGTGATCACTTGGTGTTCAATGTCCCTTGCATTGATACACCGGGGGTCCTTTGAGAGCGTGTCTGAATGCTCCCACACCTTGTTTCCGTCAATCTCCACATCCACGCCACTATCCATGGAGAGACCGTGTTCCTTCTTGACGAACATCTTGCACAATCGACTACCGTACGCTCCCTTCAAAGAAGTGTGCGAGCTTTGAAATTGCTCGAGCAACTTGCGTTTAGCGGTAGGATACCGTTCAACCCAATCAGCAAATGAGGTTGACTCAATCTGCGTCGTATCGGGGAAGATGCGATCCTTGTACTGCTCGACCATAGCACCTATATGGTGCCACTGCCGAAGTACGGCATCGGACTTTTGCTTACCAGAAATGGTCCGCCGACCAATCTGTATGGCTTGATCCCGATCAATACAGGCACGATTGTTGACAGCATACAACATGTTATGGTCGCACTGACGTGCGACCCACGGAGCATGATGTAACAAAGCAATGCCGATCTGATGGGTTGCCACATGTGGCTTGCATGGGTCCTGATTGCCGCACTCAATTTTGGCAGTTGAATGGATCGGATCGAATGGACGGGGTTTTGCAGGATGTTCGCCGAAACACGTGTCGTACACGATGCGGGGTCGCTGGATTAGCTTCCCATGGAAGGGTTGGGCTGCGCATGCACTCGCGAGCTCAGAAATTGTTGCAACAACGTTGTTGCCGATGTGAACTCCAACGGCAATGTGCTCAGGGAGGAGCATCTCAACGAAGTGCAAACAATGAGCTACTAGGCGGGCGCGAAGAATGGACCAGAACGGCCCACCACACAGCTTACTGATGGTAGCGGAGACGAGAGTAGACATCGTCTCGGAAGCAACAATGAAGATAGTACCGGCAAGGCCAACAGAAATGATAATGCCATTTCCAGGCAATATCAAGCCGTCCGAAGTCTGCCAACATGGGCGGGTGACGTCACCGCCATGCTCAGCATAGGAATCCCAGCTACGCATTTGTGCTGGCATGACCCATCCGAGTGTATTGGCACTCCAGCCAATTTCGTCAATGAGATTGGCAACTGTCATTGTTTGCTTTGAATGCTTCCATCGTTCTTCCTGAAAAGGCCCGTAATAGCAGGTGTAAGGCGATAATGCCAGTGCAATGCCCTTGTGTGCCAACTTCCACGCATCGCGCGTGGGAGGAACGGCTGCAGAAGCAGATCCAGTGGCAATGGTGATGCCACAAGCATTAGCAAGGCCGCCCAACGCACCAACGAGTGTGGTGGTGGCGACCATGCCTAGCCGCGCACGAAGCCCGCCGACGGGAGATGCAAAAGCACCAGCGACGCCGACGATGGCTCCAGCAGCAGCTCCAATAATAGTGGAAACAATTTTACCTGGCCGCCGGGGACGCAGGAAGTTTGCCAACAAATTGG